ACCTATAAAGTAACCGTCTTTAATACCTAGATATAGTTGAGCCTTGCCTACCTTAATATCACAATAGGCATCTTCTGGAATCCAATCACCACCTAGTGCAGATATTTCACCTAGACTTGGTTTAATTTGATTCCAAACTTGTTTTAATTCATTAGGATTGACGTATTTAAGTTCCATTATCCTACTATAATATATCCGTATGTTTTATCTGTATTTGTGTTAGCAGAATGTGTTAATGTTGCATTGCCTTTTGCTCGTGCACTTATATATACATTAGTTAAAGATGCAACTGCATTAGCTGTAGTTGGCATTAGAAGTATAACACTATTAAAACCTATACGTTCATCATAAATGGTTGTTGTAGTAGCACTACTAGCGTTTAAAGTAATATTTCCTGTATTATTTGTTTTACCGTTTAATACACCATTCGTTACTTCACTTATCTCACGAGGGTCTGCACCAGTAGGGTTTAAACCCCTGTACATATCACTACGAGCCATTATCTATTTCCTTGTGGTTCAGTTTCTACGTCAACTCCTATAGCTGTTGTCCAGCTTCCTGTAGGTGTTATGCTTAATCTATGCCATCTTCCAGTACTTCTTAATGGCACACGACCACCTTCACCAGAAGAAACAGCAGTTGTAAATGTAATGTTATCATCTAGTTTACGTCTTGAAGCTATAGAAACACTAGCTGCACCATTGTCTACAATAGGTCTAGCAAGTTTAACTACAGAGTTATAACCATCTTCAAAATCTGATAATATAATGTTTGCAGTAGTATTAGCACCTGTAAATGTTACGATATAAGCACCTCTAGCACCTGCAAGAACATACTTACCACCAACCCAGATACGGTCATCTAGTGATGCTGGTACTGTTTCAATGCTTGTATATAAAGTACCAATGCCTTCTAGCGTTACCCCTGTAGAAGCAGCAGAAGCTACATAGTTAGTATCTGTTTCACCTCTTGACCATTTATTTAATTGCCAGTTATAAATAATAAGTGCATTACCACCTGTTACTGTAGGATAATTCCAAATAACAAGTTTACGAATAGGGTCAACTGTAGCTGACATAGTGTCAGATTTAGCAATGTTAAATGTATTATAGAAATATCTATCTATTTTTTCAACGCCTATTGGAGTAATTGTTTTACCATCGCATGAATAGAATCCATCATCTGATAAGAAGTAAGACATACCACCATACTGTGCTATAGAGTTACCTTCTATACAACCAAGATTGCGTGATATAGCATCAAACTGAAAGAAGTAAGGGCTACCAATGTATTGCATACGGTAGATAGCTTTTTCTAAGAATACAATACCAATTTCACCACCTGTTAAACCAGTAATATTTCCACCATCAGCAATTAACTGGAAGTCAGACTGCGAAGCGTTACCAGAAGTCCAGTTTTGCTCATTAGCAATGTCAGACCATTGTAATTTATTTGGATTATCTAATATATTTGCACAAACTACAAAGTCACGAACTACCGTTACATATTTAGCAATAGGTGCAGATGATGTATATACACTCATATTGCTTGTAGCAATAGTGCCACTAGCTACAGTAGTTAAAGTAAATGTTGTTGAGCTTGTAGATGTAATAACGTAGTTACCAGATAGTGCACCACCTGATTTAAAGTAAATCTTATATGTACTACCAGTAGTTAAACCATGTGCAGTAGATGTAGTGACTGTAACCACTGTAAGTGTTCTAGTATAAGTGCCATTAATATATGTACCTAAATCTTGCCATGTACTAGAAACTCCTAAAGTCCATGCTTGTATAGGTTCATGATAATTAGCAGCTAATAAAATAGAACCAAACTGTGCATATTGCCAACGAACAGTTCCACCGTAAGCACCAGTTTTAGAAACATCTGTCATGTTAAGGTTGGTAGCATCAAACTTAAATAGTTTAGAAGCACCACCACCAAATAACTGAACTGTATCACCAATCTTACCTACAAATACGCTATTTAAGCTTTCACTAGCTGCATTAGATAAGTTAGATGCACTAGGAAATGGAGCATATCCTGCTAACACAGGAACGACATTTTTAGCATCATTAAGACTATCACCAATAGCTGGCTGGTCTGGCTTCCATTCTGTAAATTGTAATCTGCGTATAGGCATATTAAGCCTTCATAATAAATGCTAGTGCATAGTAAGGAGGTAAATTAGCATTAGTACCACTAGAACCTGTTGTGCTAATAGATGTTGAAACTGAAATGCCTGTGGATGCTGAACCATTTTGTAAACCTGAATATGAACCTGTTTTTCCTTCGTATCCAACAGAACTACCAGAAAAAGTGTTTAAATGTGTTGCCATGTGTGTATGACTAGGGTCTGATACGGAAGATGTTGCTGTATGTGTATGACTAACAACAATAGCATCAGCAGCACCACCAGTTAATGTTTGGCTACCTGTAATAGTAGTATTAGCAACACCAGTATTATCTGAATATGCACCAATAATAAATCTATTGCGTAAGTCTGGAGTGCTATTAGAACCATTACATAAATACCAGCCAGTAGGAATTGTAGCAATAGAACCTGACCACATCATAATCATACCAGATACAAATGCAGCTCCCCATTGTGGAGATAGTCCAGCACCACGAGATAATAGAGCTTGTCCAGATGTTCCTGATGAACTATTGGCAATTAAATCTGCTGATAAAGTTGATGTTCCAGTAACAGAAAGATTACCACCCACAACTAAACTATCACCTGCAGTGCCTGTTTGAAATGCTTTTAAATGTGACATTGCTGCACGAATAGCATTATTTATACCTGATGGTGAACAACCCTCGTCTATGTTAATACTGTTGATGTCAGTATTATTACCTGCGGTTGCATCATATTCACTAATTTTTGTCTTTGCCATTTTTTACCCTTTTGTTTTCCAAATGTTTGTACCTGTATCTACATCATTCCAAGTATTTGTATCCGTTGATTGTGGAGTCCATGTATTTTCACCTACTGTTACATTTGTCCATGTATTAGTGTCTGAAGCAACACCAGTCCATACATTTGTATCTCCATATATTCTTGACCAACCTACAGTAATATAAGCATCTGATAAATTGATACTTTCATTATGTGCAACACTATAGGTTGCATATGCTATTGTTGAATCTGATACAGTAATATTTTCAACAACATTAATATTATAAACTAATAAACCAATGTTATTGTCTGTTAGTGTAACTGACTCTGATACATTTCCAAAGAAAACAAATACTCCAGTATTTGCTTCTGTAAGTGTAATACTTTCATTGTTTACACCTACAAATGTTACTGTAATGTTGGTTGCATCACTTACCGTTAATGATTCACTTCTATCTCCTGCAAATGTTGCTGCAGAAGCATTATTGTCTGTAAGAGTTATACTTTCACTTCTGTCACCAGTTGCTGCAAATGTTACATTTTGTGAATGTGTAAGTGTTTCTGTTTCTGACACAGCACCTGTAAATGTTGCAGAAACATCTTGTGAATGTGTTAATGTTTGTGATTCAGCAATAGAACTTACAAATGTAGCACTTACATCTTCACTATCAGTTAATGTTTGTGATTCAGATGTTGATGCAAATAAAGTTTTAGTTACATCTTCACTATCAGATAATGTTTGAGTTTCACTAGCATTTCCTGCAAAAGATGCAACTACATTTTCACTATCAGTAAGTGTTTGTGATTCAGAAGCATTACCTACAAATATAACTGTAGTATTAAGTGCGTCTGTAAGACTCTGTGTTTCAGAAAGTGTAAGAACATAAGCAGCAACAACTGACTGATTATCTGTTAATGTTTGAGATTCTGATATATTTACAGCATAATTTGTTCCAGTAGCAGCAACTGTTGAAAATGCTAATTCAGCAAACGAGCAAAATCCAAACATTTATTGCTCCTTAAAGTACTGATTCTTCCCAGTTAGCAATGGATTCATTCCATTTGTATTTTTTACCATTTGTAGGCATGGCTATAGGTGCTTCCCATGTCCATGTTGTATTGTTTAGTATCCATGATGGGAATGGTTGTAGTGCGTAAAATACGTCATTAGTAGCGTCATAATTGTAACCAATACCAGCGTAGTTACCCCTTAAAGGTTTACCTTCTGGATGTTGATTACCATGTGTATTGTATGATGTTTGCAACCAAATACCATTTAAATTGTTAATAAAATTTTGTTCAGCTACAATTACTTCTGTAACTTTACCGTCTACTACTTTTGCAAAATGTGCCATAATTTTTTCCTTATTGATACCAAGCTACAATCACTACACCAGAGCCACCAGCACCACCGCCAGCAGTAAGACCACCACCGCCACCGCCTGTATTAGCTGTACCTGCTACTCCTGAACCGCCTCCACCACCAGCACCACCACTACCTGAAGTGTTACCAGTATATCCACCAGCTCCACCACCTCCAAAGTATCCTGAAGCACCATAAGCAGAAAATATAGGTATATAAAGCCCAGCACCACCATTTCCATTTCCAGTAGCAGCATTTCCATTTTGACCAACTTGTCCAGCACCACCACCACCTCCTGCAGGATATGGACTTGCAATTGGAGCTAACCCACCACCGCTGCCTTGTGAACTTCCTGGCGCTCCACCAGCAACTAATGTTGATGTTGCACCTGCTCCACCGCCACTTGCCCCTGCAGATGGTCCATTCAAATTTCCATAAGAAACATCTGTGGAAGGAGAACCTCTTCCACCACCATAAGCAGTAATGCTTCCAAAAGATGAATTAACTCCATTAATACTTGCTGCACCACCAGCACCAATGGTTACAGTAATACCTGTAGATGGAGTAACAGCAAAATTAGGAATATATACTACACCACCAGCTCCACCACCGCCTGCACCTCCAGAGCCACCACCAGCACCGCCTCCAACTACCAGAAGTTGAATATTTCTAACACCAGCCGCAGGAGTAAATGTTCCAGATGATGTAAATGATTGATAGTTGGTTACTATGTTAGGATTTGATGGTATCCATCCGCTATTGTTATATGCTTCCCATGTACCAGTAGTTGTATTGTACCCTTGCTGTCCATTACTAGGAGCAGATGGTCTACCAGCAGTAGTCCATGAAGCATTAGTTATGCCATTTGTTCCTGATATGCTTACAGGCATTATACTGTTCCTTTAGGATACTTTGTTTTTATTGGGTCAATCATGTTTGTTTTCCATGCGTCTATACCGTTATGGTATATATAGTCTAGTTGGTCTGTAATAGCTGGATATTCTTTAGCTCTTAAATATTTGTATGCTTCAGATGCCATTAATGTTTCTACAGCGTTGTTATCATATGTTACTTCTTGTCCATCTTTATCATATGCAATATCACCATGAATAACTGTTACATTAGGATAAATTTTAAATATGGCTTGATGTTTGTCCATTATCCTTTAATCTCCATAAGAGTAATTGATGATTGAGCTCCATTTGCTTGAGTTGTTACAGTTTGTCCACCTGTATTTGATGCAAAATAAACTGTATATGATGTTGATGATGTAGTTGCTGGTGCGTCAAGGTATGAAATTCCACCTCCAGATGTTACTGTAGCAATAGAGATAGCACTATTTGTGTATCCATTTATTATACCAAAATTATATAATGCAGTACTATTTTTCCATAATGAAAAATTAACACCATTACCAGTATTATTGTTTTGAATACTTCCCATATTAACAACAACAAGAATTTTATTTGATGATGATGAAGGAGTAATGCTTGCAGTTAATCCAGAACTAGCATATGTAGCAGATGATGAACTTGTAGCAGTGCCATACAAAACATTAACTACTTGTAGCACACTTCCTACAGGAAAATTAGTATTAATACCACTTGTCAATACAGTACCACTTGTAGTAGGTAATGTTAGCGTAGTTGTGCCTGATACTGCTGGAGAACTTATAGTTACACTTCCGCTAGTATTACCGTTTAAGACTAAAGATGCCATTATTTAGCCTCCAATGTTTCTATACGAGCTTTTAGGTCGTTGATGATGGTTTGTTGTTCTTGAATGGCTTTTGTAAGCACAGGAACTAATTTTGAATAATCAACTGCCCAAGGCATATCCATTACGCCATCTTCATTATCTTTTTGTGATGTTACTGCTTTTGGATATACTTCGTATAATTCTTGAGCAACAAAACCAAAGTCATCGTGAATATCTTCAGAAATCCAATCAAAAGAACGAACTTTAACATTATTTAATAAATTTATAGCTGATGGAGCATCAACAATATTTTTTTTCAAACGAACATCTGAACTTGTATTATAATTAACACCTGAACCATTATAGTTAATGTATCCAACAAGACCGCCACCCCAAAACATTGTTAAAAAAGCACCTTGGGCTGCTCCTGAAGCTTTATACATAGCAAGATTAAAAGAGGTATTTCCTGTAACATTAAGACTATTAGGAGTAATTGCAACTCCTTCTGTTGAAGTGCTAAATGTTGTAATCCCTACCAATAGCCTACCATCAGCGTCTATACGCATGCGTTCTGTTCCAGCACCATACCAAACATGACTTGCACTAGTTGGAACTATATAATCTAATTGACTACTAGATACTCCCAATCCGTATGAGCCTGTACCATTCCAATATACTCTTAATTTAGGGTTTGTTCCAGCAGTTGAACTAAATGTTCCACCTAAATCTATTGTGTCTGGTGTTGCTGTAGATGTACTTGTAGTTGCTCCTACTGATAATTTAAATCTTGGACTCGTAGTACCAATCCCTACATTCTGTGATGTATCTATAGTGACTGCTGTTGTAGTTCCGTTAGATGCTAAAGTTAAAGCTCCAGCAGAGGTTACTTTACCTGCAAATGTTGCGTTTTGAGAGGTATCTACTGTGACTGCTGTAGTACCATTATTAGTTTGTAATACTAATGAGCCACTATTATCAGGTTGTATCACTACACCATTAGCTGTAGTTGCATTTATAATTGTACTCATACTATCACCCATCTTGACGTAGAAGGAACTGTAACTGTGACACCAGAAGATATAGTAACATCACCAGCTTCTACAGAGTTATAACCTGTAGGAAATGTGTAAGATGCTGCAATAGTTCCGTTATTAACATTAAGTCCGTTAGAAGCAGCAAATTGTGGTGAATATGTATCGCCATTGGCATCTTGATATTCAGATTTATCTGCAGGATATGTAACAAATACATTCTTTGTTCCTGCACTAAATGTAACTTTAGTAGTGCCACCAGCACTTGATGCTAATACAGTATCACGAGATAAAGTAGTGCCTGAAGATGTGTAAGTACCAAGACCTACTTCCCATTCTGCACCACCTACAATAGCGTAGTAAGTAGTATTAGCGTTACCTATAGCAGAGAATGATTGGAAGCCAGTAACTGCACCAGCAAGCGTAATAGTACCTGTGCCTGTGGTTGTACTTGTTTCCTGTACTCTATCCTTGACTACTAGAGCCATGAAATGCTCCTATTAAGCAGCAGTAGCTGTGTATGTAACGCTTAAAGAATCGCCAGATGTTACAATTTTAGAGCCAGCAGTAAAATCACCAGCACTAAATAGTGTACCTGTAGTGTCATCTTTAGTAGCAGAACCACCAATGTTAATAAAGCAACCAGCAACTGTGCCAGAACTTGTCATTGCAAATGTTACAGCAGCAGATGTAGCTTTAGCACCAGCAGATGCAGCAGAGAATGATGGTGTTGGTCTATTACCAGTATAAGCTGGAGCATTAGTACCGCCAACTTCTGACCAAGTAGCATGAGATGCTTGCGTATCACCTACAGCAGCAGTTCCTGTGCCTTTTAGACCCATTACAACAGCACCACCAGCAGTATTACCTAGTATTGTGTCCATTGTTTTGTTTTTACCAACTGTTGTCACTAAATTGTGAATGTTGTCTTTCCATTTAAGGCTGTTATTTGCATCAAAACATTCAACAGTATAGTAACCTGTAATTGATGTTGCTTCTGTATGGTTAGCACCACTAATTACTGTAGCGTCTGATACATCAGCCATGTTTACTTTTTCTTTAAAACTCATAATATTTTCCTTTTAATTATCTAGTTGCTAATGAAATTACCATTGGTGCTGAAGGGTTTTCACCAGCACTATCTGATACTGTTAATGAATTAAGACCTCTATCATATAATTGTGCCCATGTTGCCACTCTTGCATCATTCATCAAGTATGGTTCTGCTTCACCTAAAGCTGCATATAATAATAAATCTGGGCAAGCAGTTAAAAAGACATTAGATGAAATATCTGTACTTAAATATGATGGTGCTGCGTAGTAAACCATTTTCAATGTATATGCAGTATCTGGAATAGGTGCAAATTGAAACTCTGAACCCATGACTGTATAAAATTTAGGAGCTCCACTATCTGCTGTAGATGCCTTTGTATTTCTAAAGAAGTTACTTGGATTCTGATAAACAACAGTTTGTATAGGGCTAGACTCTATATGGATATCACGCATTTCTAAAAAGTCAGTTGGCATAGAAACTGTAGGGTCACCAGCAGTTGTGCTTGTTGTTACAACTTTAAGCATAGGTCTAATGCGTAAATCACGTCTTAATCTATTTTCAGCTAACGTAATAAATGTAATTATTTGTGATGTTAAGTCTGTACGAGCCAAATAGTCAGCAACCGTAGACTTTAAATCTGTATATGTAGTAAAAGCTGCCATTATATTCTGCCTGTCCTTGTTCTAAATGCTCTGTTGTCTGGGTTGTTTAACCATGCTTTGAATCGTGGCATATCTAATACAGTAAAGCCACGAGTGATACCTTGTTTCTCTAATTCTTGAAATACGACTAAAGGAATTGACGCAACTTTATTACCAAACGCATCATCACTCCATCTTTGTTTTTCATCTGATTGAGCATATTCTGCTTTGTTAGCATCTACAATAGTTGTTACATTTTGTGAATGTGCAATAATTAAATCATCACCATCATCATGAAAAGATGTTTGTGATATACCGTTGTTAATTACTTTATCTGTCATGTTATCCTATCCAATATCTTGAATTTCTGTTTATGAGCCTATCTATTTTTTGGTATCTACGTTCATTTTTATCTGAACATCTAATCTTAATCATACGATTCATCATCATATGACCATTTAACCATTTACATTTATAAGCAATCATAAAGAGAAAGCCCTCGTTAGAGGGCTAACCCAACTGATTAAGTTAAATCAGAGATAATGCCATGTGCTGCTTCGTTCTTAACTTCTAATGTGTATTCTACTAAAAGTTGAGTAAGTTCAGCATCACCAACTTGAGCAAGCTCATTAGTTTGGAATGGGCGTAAATAAGCTACTGCTGCCATTTCTGTATCTAATAAGAAAGCTGTGTCATCAGAGTCAGTGTTAGGGATGAAACGGTCTGGAACGATTTGGATGATACCAAAGTCAGAAACGTATACATCTGCTGCA